AAAGGATGGATAATGAATCGACAAGGATTTGATAATCAAGTTAATTTTTTTCATGGTATAGAAGTAGAACAAACCCCTATGTTTAAAAAACCAACTTTATTTGTGATTGGATTACAATCTATTAACGAAATCACCAAACATCTACTAGGATATGATCATATTTATTTTGGTGCCAACATGAGTTTTCCTAAACAACCTACATTTCAAGAATACCAACAATGGGAATCCATGCTTCTATATTTTTTACAACGAGAGTATTGGTGTACTTTAGATATAGATGTCAATGGTCTGGGCGAATTTCATAACAGTAGTTTGTGTGAATATCGTAGATTTATTCCCATAATCAGTGTTAAAATGCCATATGTTAATCTTTTTAACTATAATACCGTGATAAAAATAGATGATAGTGATTTTGATTCAACCAATCCCGGTGTATGGTGCCATCGTTTGCATGATCTAATGGATCCTGCAAAGTTCACTGACTGGGATCAATATACTAAAGACCAAATTATTAAGAACTAACATGGAACAAAGACAGCAAGCATTGGCAGACACACGTCAACGTATTAAAGATCGTGCTCGGCGTATGATTTGGATTACTTTTCGTAAAGAAGGCATCCATAATTATCCTGCTGCCGAAACTGATATTAATTTAAAGACCGGAGATGAATATGATGTATCATTTCTTGGTTATCCACATAGGCATATTTTTCATTTTACTGTTGCTATCGAAGTATTCCACAATGATCGAGATGTGGAATTCATCCAATTCAAGCGATGGCTTGAAAAACTGTATTCTAGAGACAAAGGTATACTGTCGCTGGAATACAAAAGTTGCGAAATGATCAGTGACGACTTATATGAAGTCATTGCTTCTCGTTATCCCAATCGTAACATTGAAATCACTGTGGCAGAAGACGGCGAAAACGGAGCTACTGTATATTATCATAAATTTCATCCACAACTTATCTCAGTATAAGAAGAATTAAATGTCTAAAAAAAGCCTCAAAAAACATCTTCAATTTAAACCTGAAGTTAAAAAAATCTTTGACGAATTAGATCTATTCCGTGATTTTTGCCGCGAATTTGGTTACCCGTTTGATGAGACATATCTTAACAATAACAATAGTTCATACGTTGACTTCCAACGTTGGCGGGATGGTAAAATACCACGTGATAACTGGATACAGATGATCAAGCAGGTACGTAAACATGCGTAAATTATTTTATATGGGACTTGAACCCTATAAAGCCAGATATACCCTGCAATTACAAGAATGGAATAGATTAATTTTTGAACGTAGAGCTATCAACTTCTACATTGTAGAAGGAGAAACACTGAGCAATGATCAAGCCATTGTAACAGGACAAGTCTTAGATGCACATGGACGAAGTTATTTTGGAATGAGTCAAATGATGAATTTGGTTAAATTGATGAAATTGGGAGCAGTGACAAGTGAAGATGTTATCTATTTTGAAGATATGTTCCAACCGGGCATTGAGAGCTTGCCCTACATTCTTGATCAAATCAATGTCAACCATCGTCCTAAAATATTTGTACGGTGTCTTGCACAAACTATTGATCCTGACGACTTCGTTCATGTATGGAACATGGAATCGTGGATGGCTTGTTATGAGCGTATGGTTAATTCTTTTGTTACAGGTATTTTGGCCACTAACGAAGAAATGGTAGCACATATGCGCATTGCAGGCTGGCAAGCGCCAATCTACAATATTTCAGGACTTGCATTTGGCAAAGACGAAGTTAGAAATCGTATAATGGGGCCTCTCAAATCATTCGATCAACGCACCTTTCGAGTGGGTTTTGCAGCTCGTTGGGATCAAGAAAAACAACCCGACTTTTACATGGACTTGATTGAAAAATATCACGACTTGGCAAATAACTTAAATTATTTACCAAAAGTAGAGTTCGCTGTGTTTTCTGGTTCAAAGTTGCGCACTAACAACAGTAGTTATATGGAACGTACTCGTCGATTACAGTCGGAAGGTAAACTAGTCATTTATGAAGACTTAGAAAAAAACGATTACTATAATTTACTCAACGACACCAGAGTTCTTTTTAATTGTGCTCTACAAGATTGGGTATCAAATACAGTTAGCGAAGCAGATACACTTGGTGTCAATGTATTATATCCTGCTTATCGCAGCTTTCCTGAAACTTTTGCCAATGATCACGAACGACTTTATGTGCCTTGGAGTCTTGATGATGCTATACAAAAATTGATTCCATTACTGAGTCGTCCCCACAAAAATATAGGTCGTATCAGTGACTATAACAATGGTACTATTGATCGTATCTGTGATATCTTAGAAGGACAAGGAGAGTATATGCTGCGTAAATCTAAAGATTACAGAAAGCACTTAACACCTGCCAAGTATTAAAAAACAAACTATTACCAACAACTTTATAAAGAAATTTTGATGTCAAACACAATTATTATCACAGGTGCCACCGGTTATGTTGGCGGGCATATAGCTTTGAAATTCAATGAAGCTGGTTATACCGTAATTGGAGTAGATAGAAAAATTACTATTCCTGCAACTTTAGAATTTTTAGATGAATTTCTCTGCACAGATTTTGTTGATATAGTAGATTATTGTGCTTCTCTTAGAAAAGTAAATGCTATTATTCATTGTGCAGGCACCAGTTTAGTTGGACCAAGTGTCACTGATCCCGGCGAATATTATAATAATAACACTGCTAAAACTAATCGTATGTTAAATTGGTTAGCCAACAAAACATGGTCGGGTAGTATTATTTTTAGTAGTTCTGCTGCGATATATGGTAATTATGCACACTGTCCCATAAGTGAAAATGCTGCATATTCATCTTTTCCGATCAATCCATATGGTTGGTCAAAATTAATGACCGAAAGGATAATAGCAGATCATTGTAAAGCTCATAAATTCAAAGGAATAAGTTTACGTTATTTTAATGTTGCAGGTTCCGATCCCAAATGTCGTATAGGTCCAAAACAAGATGGCACTCACTTATTTACTCGCGCGATAGATAGCGTGCTCAGTAATAAAGAACTTGTTATTAACGGAAATGATTATGAAACAAGAGACGGTACTTGTATTCGTGATTACATACATGTTTCTGATTTAGCGCAAGCTCACCTAGAGGCAGTTTGTCTTGCAGAAGGATTTAAATTTGGAGAATATCGCAGTTATAATTTAGGTACAGGCAAGGGTTATTCAAACCAAGAGGTATTAGAACAAGTTGCTGCCTATGCAGGTACCAAACTTAATTTGAGTATTGGACCTAGACGCGAAGGAGATCCCGCTCAATTATATGCAGATCCAAGTAAATTTATGCAAGACACATCATGGCAGCCAAGTCACAGTAGCATAGATAATATAACTAGTTCTACTTTTAATTGGTTTAAAAAAACATATTATGAAAATTGATCTTGAAAAACCCATAAGTCAAATAATAAGAGAAAGGATTCAAAAAGCAGGATCCAGATTTCACGCAAATGACAACATATCAGCATTTATAGAAAGCAATGATGAAATTGATTGTTTAGTCAATGAGGTAGCTGAACGATTTCAAGGTGTACTAAATAGTTTGATAATTGATACTAAAAATGATCATAACACCCAAGACACTGCAAGGCGTGTGGCTAAGATGTTTGTTAAAGAAACTTTTAAGGGTCGTTATGTTAATCCTCCAAAAATCACAGCATTTCCCAATCTAGGTTATAAAAGTCTTTATACCACAGGACCAATTAGTATAAGATCAACATGCGCTCATCATTTTCAAAATATCGTTGGACGTTGCTGGGTGGGGATAGTGCCCGCAGACGAAGTCATTGGTTTGAGCAAATTCAACAGACTCGTTCATCACATTTGCGAGAGACCCCAGATACAGGAAGAAATGACACTACAGATTGCATCTGCACTCCGCAATTATGCTCAGACAGGAAATATTGCCGTCGTCGTGAAAGCTGAACATCATTGTATGACCATGCGTGGAGTACGCGAGCACGAGTCGGACATGACTACTGCTATCATGCTGGGTGCTTTTGAAACTGATCCGGCCTTGAAAAAAGAATTTTATGACATTTGCTTGTCAATGAAAGGTCACGGGTAATTGCAATTAATATACCACTGCAAAGATACCGGCCTCAGTGACATGCGATCTCAAGACGTTCGTTCCGTTATAAAAATTCTGCGTGTCGTTGCTATTCAACTGAGGAGAAGAAAAATTGGCAAACCTATACCCAAATAATGTAATACCAGTAACTTACAAATATACCAGTACCAAAGAGTACCACGATGCTTTTCCATGTGCGTATCGACAATGGAGAGCAGATAGTCACTGTAACAGGATACACGGTTATAGTTTTTCAATGAAGTTTTACTTTGGTACAAACGACTTAGATGTTCGTAATTGGGTTGCTGATTATGGTGGTCTCAAGGAACTCAAAAAAGTTTTAGAAGATCAATTTGATCATACATTATTGGTAGCTCATGACGATCCTGAACTTGAAACATTCCGATTACTAGAATTAAAAAAACTTGCTAAACTCACAGTGCTACCTCGATTAGGTTGTGAAGGCTTAGCTGACATGTTATACAAATACGTTAATGGTGTTTATATTCCTGACATGTGGGGACCAGGAGAAGCAATAAGACTTTGGTGTTACAGGGTAGAAGTAAGAGAAACACAGAGTAATATGGCCTTTAGAGAAGGACATAGACAATGGAACGAAGACCTGTTCAAAGAATTTTGATGCTAAAAAATTTGTTTAGATACTAATTAACAATTATTGATATACAACAAAATGTTTAGTTAAACATGATGCTCAAAATAGGTTGCAATAAAAGAGTATATATACTATAATACTGAGTATAAACATTTAAATTGGGCACTTGTTCACGTTACAACACAACAAATTATTCAAAGATTATTATGGAATCTCGTGTTAATGAAACTTTATTAATATTACAAGAAGAATGTGCAGAAGTTATACAGGCAATAAGCAAATGTTTTAGATTTGGTTTTCATAATTTCAAGCCAGGAGAAAAACTAACCAATCTTCAGTTTCTTGAAACTGAACTAGGTGATTTGTTGGCTATGATTGACATTTTGCTAGAACAAAAAATAATACAGCGTGACAATTTAGTGATTGCTACCGCTGCCAAAAAATTAAAACTACGACAGTGGTCAAATATATACAAGGAAGATTAAAATGAGAGAACAATTACTCAAAGCCAGTAGATTGCATTATGCAGCTCATATTGAAAAACATCGTATGAACATAGAAGTAATTTTAGCGAATCCATTGGCAATTTCTGATCACACAGATATTATGGATGCCATTGAAAAAGAAGTTGCTATTATTGCCGAGTACATGGACAAACTAGAAGTTATAGCTCGATATTTTAAAGACACCAAAATTGAATCGTAATTTTAAAATCAAATAATGAGTAAAATAAAAATAAGTGAACTTTTCTATAGTATACAAGGCGAAGGCCGGTATATGGGAATACCTAGTATATTTTTGAGAACATTTGGGTGTAATTTCACCTGTGATGGATTTGGAATGCCTAGAGGAGAACGATCAAATGAACGACATCAAATTGCAAATCGTATTACAGAGTTTAAACAGTATCGAGATCTCCCACTTGTTAGTACCGGTTGCGATAGTTACGCTAGTTGGGATCCTAGGTTCAAGGATCTTTCACCGCTACTTACAACAGAGGCGATCATTGAGCGCATTAAAGAACTCTTGCCCTACAAAAGATGGATAAGAGAACACTTGGTCATAACAGGAGGCGAACCCTTACTGGGCTGGCAACGAGCTTTTCCAGATTTACTGGAACACGAATTCATGCATGATCTCAAAAAGATCACATTTGAAACCAATGGCACACAGTATCTCACTGAAGAATTTAAACAGTATCTACATTTTTGGAATTCCAAGAAGGATCGTGAAATCACATTTTCTATAAGTCCTAAGCTATCAGGAAGCGGCGAATCCTGGAATGATGCTATAAAACCCGAGATTGTGTGTCAATATCAATCTGTTGGTTGGACTTATCTTAAATTTGTTGTTGCAACAGAAGAAGATATTAATGAAGCATTGACTGCCATAATTGTTTTTAGAGATGAAGGTTTCAAGGGAGAAGTATATCTTATGCCTGTGGGCGGAGTTGAAAATGTTTATAATTTGAATAACAAAAATGTAGCACTAGCTTGCATAAAGTATGGTTTATGTTACAGTGATAGACTTCAAGTACCGCTGTTCAAGAACGAATGGGGTACTTAATGAGTTTTTTAGATCGTATTCGACAAGCTATATTTGTAGATACACAAGAATCTAAAAACCAACGTCCTTTATCTCCGATGGAATCAAAAACATCACTTAAATCCAAGGAGTCACGCAAGCTCAAGTCCAAAAAACTCAGCACCAAAGAACTACTTACCGAGCGCGGCGAGCCTTATGTAGCTATTTTATCCTTTGAAATTGATCCAGAAAATTTGAACTCGGGTGCATTTGAGTTAGATTGGAATGATAAATTCATTACCAATTTGGTAAGAGCAGGTTATCAAACCAAAGCCAATGAGCCTGAATCAGATATTGTAGATCGTTGGTTCCAGCAAATTTGTCGAAATGTAGTATTAGAATACTATGAGCAACAACAAGCAGATCCCGATTTGCGACACATGAATCGGAAAAAAATGAGTAACGGGCGCACCGAAATCAGTTGACATTCAAGGTCGTTAAATGCTAATATAACGACATGAAAACATACCTGCTCATTGATCTAGCGAACATGTATTTCCGTGCCCGCCATTTGGCACACCGTGCGTCTAGCAATGAAGAAAAAGTGGCTTTTGCTATTCATGTTACACTGAGTAGTGTAAACAAGTGCTGGCGCGATCAACGAGGCAATCATGTTGTATTTTTTAACGAGGGCCGAAGTTGGCGTAAGGATTATTACCCACCTTACAAGCGTAATCGCGTAGAAAATCGTTTAGCCTTAACTGAACGCGAAGCCGAAGAAGATCGCATGTTTTGGGAAGGTTTAAATACCCTTAAAGAGTTTCTAGATACTCGTACTAATTCCACTGTACTACAACATTCTGAGCTAGAAGCCGATGATTTAATCTCGGGTTGGATCCAAGCTCATTCTCAGGATCAAAATATTATTATCAGTTCAGATAGTGATTTTCATCAACTTTTATCTAAAAATGTAAAGCAATACAATGGCGTTACAGACGAACTTCATACGCTGGAAGGTATATTTGATCGCCGCGGAAAATTGATAATTGATAAAAAAACCAAGGAACCAAAACGCATACCCGATCCCAATTGGATCTTGTTTGAAAAATGTATGCGAGGAGATCCCACTGACAATATCTTTTCGGCATATCCCGGTGTTCGTACACGAGGCACTCGTAATTGTGTAGGTTTAATGGAGGCCTATGCTGATCGTACCAATAAAGGATTTTATTGGAATAATCTCATGCTTCAAAGATTTATACACCATGACGGAACCGAGCACCGTGTATTGGACGATTATAACAGAAATGTTATTCTAATAGATCTTCAAGCACAACCAATTGAAATTAAGAAAAAAATTTTTAATACTATTAATAATACTAAAACTAAAAATACTCCAATGATTGGTGCTCATTTTCTTAAGTTTTGTGGGAAGTACAATCTGCAAAAACTAAGCGAAAATAGCCAAAGCTTTGCAGAAATATTTAGTACCTCTTATATTCAGAAATAGTATGACTATAGAAGCTAAACTCATAGTTAAAAATAAGTATTGGATCGTAGAAGACAACGGCCGTAAAATTGGAATTATACAAGCCGCAAAAGATGGTGTTGTATTAGTGCAAAACAACCGTAGACTTAAATATCCTAGCATCAAGCTGCTAGGCATCGCTCATAATATTCAATTTGTCAGTGGACAAAAAACTTGGACAAAGTTGGTAGACTCGGTTTATGATTATCCGTGTCGTGGTACCCCATACAACATCATTTACGATTTGCGTTTAAAATTACCGCTGTATACTACCAATATCAAAAGTAAGAGCTATTACTGTGCTGGCTATTATTTGGTAAACTTTAATAATCAATGGATAACAGAGTTTTCGCCTAAAAAGATTATATTAATTAGAAATAAATTTGTTGGACCATTTAAATCATTAAACGAAGCTGATCAATACTTTACCAAGATAAAAACAAGATAAATAACTATATTCAAGGAAGTTAAATGAGTCGACCAAAACCAACAGTTATTCTAGAAAATTTAGATAAACAAACTTATAAATGCGATCAAGTACTGGCCAGCCAAGGCATTTGGGCTGTATATTACGAATCCCGTCCGGTGAATTTAAAAACTCAAAATATTTTAATAAGTTATCCCGGTCCCAAATACCGTAAGGTTAGTTTTTCTAATCCCGGTCATGCAATTAGTTTAGCCAAAAAATTAAATAATCAATTTAGAACCGATAAATTTACGGTGGTCCTTCTCAATCAGGGTTCGGTCATCTATCAACAATAAGTGTACCTAGATCAACCAACTTTTGTTCGGTGGCTTATTGATAATTGTAAACCATATTCAAATAGCCCGCTTTATCCCTGTGTTAAATACAGTATTGATCATTTTAGAAAAGTTTGGTTTTTTAATCCTTTAAACGCAAACAGTCTACGTCTAACTAAAGTGGGTTTTCAATTTTGCACCAACAATGCAGAAATAGAAAACTATAGGCATAATTTGAATGCCAATATTTTGCCAAAAACATTACTACAGATGGAGAAATATTTTCCCGCTCCGTATTACATAAATTATATCAATGAAATTAGAATTTTTGATGAACGTACTAGTATGACTTTGATTCTTTACAATAATGACTTACAAAAATTTTTGGATAACATCTCAGAACTTGATAAATAATTTTAAGGCAGGTTAGGGTGCCTTAATTGCACAAAATTGTGCATTAGTAAAACCTAACGAATGACATACACACACAAAGGAGCAAAATATGTCTGATACATTTAATTTACCAAAAGTACCCGAAGTCAAGTTCAACAAGAACGGTTATGAGATTCGCACAGATATTCTAGCAATGGCGAAGGATCTAGTTGCTCAAGAATATAACTGGAAATATAATGGTTGGGAAATGAGTACCAAGCGTGATGAAAAGACAGGACAAATTGTGAGCAGAATTGATATGCCAGAATTTCCAGGACTTGACAAAGTTCTAGAAACTGCGGAAAAAATGTACAATTTTGTAAATGCAACTGCCTCAAAAGGCCGTTGAATTTATACTAAAACAATTTAAACCCTACTTAATAAGTAGGGTTTTTTGTTGTTTTTCTGCCGCAGCCAAATGATCTAAGATTTGATCAGGTTATTGATTTCAGCTATAATTTAACCATAGTACACAACAAGGAGCCAGTGATGCAACGTTGTATCAAAAACGGAGAATGTGCACAAGCCCGCTGCATGGATACTTTAGTTAGTAGTTTAGTAGAAAAAAGCCTTCCTAAATGCAGTGGCATTGTTCATGCCACCCTGTTCAAACTCAAAAAATCAGGTGACTTAATATGAAAGCAGTTTTCATTATACTACTGGCTTTAGCTATTGTAGCAGCGATCCCGTTTATTAGTGTTTGGGCACTGAATACCTTATTTGGCCATATTGGTTTAGAGATTCCCTACACCATTGAAACATGGTTAGCCAGTATTTTGTTAAATGTCTATTTTGCAACACCGTTTTATCGAAATTCAAAATAATTTGACTGCAATACAGATTTTTCATATAATTGTCCTACACTAGCACAAAGGATTTTAAAATGACAGTAATAAGCGAAAATCGTACTGTTAACAGTGTTGAAGCTCGTCGTGCTTTACTTCGTTGTTTTAAACATAAACGTCCTGTATTTTTATGGGGCCCGCCCGGCATTGGCAAGTCAGAATTAGTAGCTTGTATTGCTGAAGATCTTGGTGGATTCATAATTGATATTCGTTTAAGTCAAATGGACCCCACTGACTTGCGTGGTATTCCTTTTTATAACAAAGATAATGGCAAGATGGACTGGGCTCCCCCAATCGAACTACCCGACGAAGAAATTGCCAGCAAATATCCTATCGTAATCCTATTTTTGGATGAAATGAGTTCGGCTCCCCAGGCTATTCAGGCTGCGGCTTATCAGTTGATTTTGAATCGTCGAGTGGGTACATATAAACTTCCCAATAATGTAGTAATTGTGGCAGCCGGAAATCGCGATAGCGACAAAGGTGTTACATATCGTATGCCAAGTCCATTGGCAAATCGTTTCGTGCACCTAGAAATGCGCGCAGATTTTGATTCATACTTGACATGGGCTGTAAACAACCGCATTCATAAAGATGTAATTGGCTACTTGAGTTTTGCTAAAGGTGATTTATTTAATTTTGACCCGCGTTCAGCAGGACATAGTTTTGCCACACCTCGTTCGTGGACTTTTGTCAGTGAGTTACTAGACGAGGACAACGATACTGGTCTCATCAATTTGGTGGCCGGTGCCGTTGGCGAAGGTATGGCAATCAAGTTTATGGCTCATCGGAAAATAAGTGGACAGATGCCCAATCCTGTCGAAATACTCAAAGGACAAGTCACTGAACTCAAAGTCAAAGAAATATCTGCTATGTATTCACTGACTATTAGTCTGTGCTATGAACTTAAAGATGCCTATGACAAGACAAACGGTAAGTTGGAAAAATGGAATGCCATGGCGGATAATTTCTTCCGTTTTATTATGGATAATTTCAATACCGAAATGGTGGTTATGGCGGCTCGTGTTGCAATTACCACTTACAATATTCCATTGGTACCAGGTAAACTCAAACATTTTGATGAGTTTCACCAACGTTTTGGAAAATATATAGTGGCTGCTGTAAAAGTTGGTTAGTATAATGTAAGTACATTGGAGAAGTTAGAATGACTAGAGAAGACACCACTGTAGCAGAAAAGTCTCCTAAGAAAACCCAAACAGATCCTAAAATAGATGCTGCTGCATTAGAAAAGTTGATCACCGCTCGTGTGGGTTTGTTAATCAAGGCGAGTTTCTTTGGTAATCTAGCAACTCGTTTGAAATTGAAGAATGCAGATGACTGGTGTTCTACTGCGGCCACCGATGGACGCTATTTTTGGTATAACAGCAAATTCATCAACAGTCTCAGTCTACACGAGTGTGAATTCTTGTTTGGTCACGAAGTTTTACATATAGTTTATGATCATCTAGCACGTCGCGAACATCGTGATCCTATTCTAAGTAACATCGCTGCAGACTACTGCGTTAACCAAGACTTGATAGATCACAAAATTGGCACCAAAATCACCAAGGTGCCTATCTTGTTAAATCCAAAGTATCGCGGTCTCAGCTTTGAAGAAGTTTAC